CATTAAGCATATTATTTATGAAGTCAGCAATTCGGTTACAAAAAAGAAGTTGACCACTTCCCTAAAGGGAATGTATATAGAGACAATGGGAACCCGCTATGATGGGCCACCCACATAAAACAGGAGAGAATCATGTTGACACCAAGCCAACTACTGGCACTTTCACTCGGGCAGCACGGTCATGATATTATCCCCGCTACAGGTGTGAGCCCTGCGATAGCCGGGGCTGGTAATTACACCCATGTAACCGAGTGGGTTGCTATCGTAGCTATTGACGCTGACGCAGAGGTAGAAGCAGCTGATGCTAACGGAACTGCAACTATCGGTAATCACACGCTCGATGGAACAGAACCAAATGATGACAAGTTCGTTACATTGTCTCACGATGCTGTGATTTTAGGAAGGATTACAGAAATTCGGGTTGATACAGGTTCCATTGTTAAAGCCTATCGGAACCCAGTAGCCGAGTAAGGGGGGGTCATGTTGGGACTAGGGATCGGACTGAACCGGGGCGGTAATCGTAAATGGAACCCTACAATGCTCGGTGACTGTTTGGTATGGCTCGCTGCTGATTACGGTGTCACGAAAGATGGTAGTGACAATGTAGTCGAGTGGGAAAATCGGGGAAACAGTGGTGAGAATTTTCATCAGCTAACCGTTCCCGCAGACCGTCCGTTGTGGGAGGACAATGCTCAGAATGGACTCCCCGGGATTAAGTTTGCTGCTGGCGAGTTCATGCGGCATGGCGAGAATGCTGGAGCTGGAGTCGGGTTCCCTAATGACGGGGGCGAGGCAACTATCCTTGCGGCGTTTATTCCACCGAAAGTAGTTGCCTCTGGAGCCGCTGGTATTTTCAGCAAGTGGCGAGTTGATAGTGCTTATCGTTCGGTTACATTAAATCTCTATAATACCTCAACGGCGGATTTCAGTGTCCGGGGAATGTTGTCTGACAATGGAACGAACTGGGTATTAGACGACAGCACAGACGAGTACGATGAGGATTGCGGGGCCATGTGGGCTTTTATGCAAACCCGATGCAGCACACAGGAAATGCGTGCTGGTGTTGATGATGCCGAGGGCTACACGAGAAGTTCATATTATGATACCGTTAATTATGATGCAGCTATCCCGGCATATCTGGGGGCTTATTATATGAGCAACAACACAACCCCGGTCGATCACATGGACAAGACTTTGCTGGAAGTGGTTTACATTAACAAGCGTCTGGAATGGGCCGACATTGCCAAGTTTGGCGCTTATGTGGAGGGGAAATGGGGCATTACTCAACCTGTAGCCGCAAAATAATCGTTTGCAATTCAAACGGTGAGGCGCAGTCAATACAGGCGTTAATTTATGCCGGACTGCGGCAGGACGACCCCGGATACCATAACGCCGGGGGTAGGTGGGCCGAACCAAGAGAACACCCGACAAACAGAACTTATGCAGTGTTTATAAAGCCAGAGGTTGAGCAATACCTTCCCCCGCCTATGCTGGCAAGGGTTGTTGACTTTGACCCTTTTGAATGGATGGCAACAGACGACACCAGATAATCAGGAGTACCAGATGGCTCCAGCAATCGCAAGCAGGGAAGAGGACAACGGTAGCCAGAAGCTCGTCCACCGGAAAGAGCAGCAGCAGAAAGTTGTTATCAAATCCAAGTGGACTATTGGTAAAATAGCGAGCGTGCTAACACTGGCGGGAGCTTTACTGTTGAATGTGATACTCGCTACTGTTGCATGGACACGGGTAGCCGAAACCGGGGAAACCAATGCAGGTCACATTCAGGAGCATTCTGAAATGTTGGGGGCTTTTACTATTTATCTCGGTGCGCCTGCTGTCGGTGCAACCTTGAAGGACGATTACATGCAGCGGGAGGTACTGGAACCGAGATTGGATAGAATCCTCAGAATACTTGACCCGGAAGGGGTACACCCATGAAGCTGCTGATTGTATTATTTTCAATACTCGTTGTGTGGGGATCCAGTACAGCGACCAATAGTTTACTCTTTACAGATTCGGCTCCCACTGTGGAGCCGTTACTTACTGTAGAGTGGGGACAGAAAGCTCCGTACAACCAGTACTGTCCGGCTGATAGTGGTGGCTACGATGGTCATGTACCGACTGGCTGTGTTCCGGTTGCTGTCGCTATGGTCATGCACTACTACCATTCACCAAAGATCGGTTACGGTGTCGCAACCAACCAGACCGCATACTACGGTGAGCTTGTTGCCGAGATTGGCAAAGCCCCTATTGATTGGGGTTCGAATGATGGTGTAGCGAGGGTAATTAACCATATCGGAATTAGTATAGGTGCTAACTACGGTCAGCAGGGTTGGGGCGATCAGGCTGTTAAGAACCCCCGGAACACTGGAACGAATATCGGCTCGCTCCGCACCAATATGTACACCTACTGGAATTACCCGGTCAGTGTTGGAACTATCAACCGGAAAGCGTATGACGATTACGAGTGGCACAAACTACTTCAGCACGAGCTTCTGTCCGGTCGTCCTGTAATCTACGGTGGTAGCGGTCACGCTTTCGTTATTGACGGTTACGATCAGGGAACAGGGTCAGCTCCAAAGTATCACTGTAATTGGGGAGCGGCTGGCCGTTGGAACGGTTGGTACAGGCTGGATGACCTGACCCCGGGAAGTTTCGACTTCACTGAAGGTCAGCACATGGTAGAGAATTTCTACCCCCGACCTGTATACTTACTGTACCCGCAGGATGGTAATGAGTGGGTTCCGCATGAACGGTCACTGTTCCTCTGGAGACTACTCGGTGATAGCTGCACATTTCTGGTCAACAATTACCCGTCCTTCAGGCAACCGATAATTCGTGAGCGGGGGATGACCGAACCTATATACTTTACTACCCTGCTCGAGCCGGACAGCATCTACTATTGGGCTGTATATACTTTCGGTGGAGATGAAGGTTGGTCACGCATTCACAAATTCAAAACCCGGGAGTAGGGGAATATCTCAAATGAACTATTCTTTAGGTGCTGTGATCGCAGGCTATTTTGACAAGTACTTCATTAACATGGATTTCAGTTTATCGGCACTGGTCGCTCTCCGGAGGATCCGGATAAGTATCTGTTGAAAAATAGTTTACAATCGCAAAACACCGGAGACACGGGGTAACTATGAAAACGAGAACACTGTTCCAAGTCACTGACGAAATACAAGGCTGGAAGCTGTACTACGGCCCAAAGGGGCTCGGTTGGGTTCTGTGGCCTTTCACCAAGAAGACCCACACTTCTGTTGCGCTCGATGCGTACACTCAGCTACACGCTTCCCAGAAGCACGGTAAAGCCGTGATCTCTGAAATTGAATGGGACAGGAAACCCCTTCTGGTTCCGCTCCAGTGGGAACTGGAAGTATTCTTGAAGGTGAAGGGTGAAATGCTCGGTGACCCGTACTCTGAAGCGCAAGTAATCAGTAAGGCCCTGTATGTTCCTACCGGATGGGAGTGGCTGGTCTACAAATCTGTACGTAAAGAGGGCCGTGACTGTAGTGAGCTCGGTGGCCGCTGGAGCTTCCTGCATTCATTCTTCCAAAAAGCTGTCGGTCAGGGCTGGATAAGTAAGGCTTTACAGGCTCTGGCAGCCTCCCCAGACCACCTGACACCTGACAAAGGATTGCGTCTGGACAAGAAACTGGCCCGGGTTTGGGGTAAAAAACCTATAAAGCGGTATATTCGGCCTCCACAGAGGCCCGTGACGCAACGATAATTGCGACACCCTAGCCAACCCCCGGGGTGAATGGTTCCCGTTAAGCCTGCCCTGTGAGGAGCAGCAGCAGTAAGAAGCAATTAACACGGAGGACACCGTGCAATCGCAGTATTTTGAATTATCCGAATTTGACTGCCCGTGCGGATGCGGGGCCAACCATACAAAACCCGAACACCTTAGACGCCTGACAATCGCTCGCAGAATTGCGGGCGTTCCTTTTGTTGTCAACTGCGGGACCCGGTGTAAACGGTTTAATACTTCTCTTCCTGGAGCTGGTAATGACAGTGAACACCTGACCGGGGAAGGTTCAGACATTAAGACTGCCGACAGCCCTACCCGCTACGCAGTCCTGCGGGGCCTGATCGGGGCCGGGTTCACTCGAATAGAATTTGGCCCGAACTATATCCATGCGGGCTCCGGGCCAACGAAACCACAGGGCGTTGCATGGTACAGCCCGTTACTCACGAAGGAATGATACCACTCCCGCCCTGTTGCTTCTTGGTGTCCTTCGGGCGACAGGCGGCCTCCAGCTCGGGGGCTGTCAGGGGCGGGATTCTTAACAAGGAGAACAAAGTGGATAATGAACTGAATGTCGTCATGGTTCCTATCAAGGATTTGATAGCTGCTGAGTACAACCCCCGGAAGATGACAGAGAACCAGAGGAAGGCCCTGACCGACAGTATTAAACGCTTCGGTCTGATCGATCCCTGCATAGTGAACTGCCACGAGGACAGGAAGAACATTGTGATCGGTGGTCACCAGAGGCTTGTGATTGCAGCAGAACTGGAAATTGCAGAGGCCCCCTGTGTCATGGTGGAGCTGGACAGGGAGCGGGAACGGGAACTGAATATCCGGTTGAACCAGAATACAGGTGATTGGGATTGGGAAGCACTGGGTAAATACTTCGAGAGCGAAGAGCTGGTCGATTGGGGCTTCGACCAGAAGGAGCTGGAAGCGGAGCTGCTGGCTGCTGACCCGGGCAATATGCCTGACGATCTTGCTGATGTCGATTTACAGGGAGATACAGCGGGTACAAATGACTGGGTGGTTGTCCGGTTTGAACAGGAGGCCGACTACGAACACTTCTGTGACAGGCTGGAAATGAAACCCGGGGCCCGGACAGTGGACTACGCTGACCTGAAAAAAATTATGGTGAAAGATGGCGCACCCTGAATACAGTATAGCTATACCGACCCTGAAGCGGTACGGTCAACTATCAACGGTTAAGTTCCTGAAGGGGCTACAGGAAGCCACTACCATCTTTGTGCATAGCAAGCAGGAGCTGGAACTGTACCGATCCTTTGATCCTGACCTGAACTACCATAACGCTGACACCCCTATCGGAATGCAGAATATCCGCAACTACATGCTGGACTTTTACCCCCGGGGCCAGTGGGTGATATTCTTCGATGATGATGTGAAGGGGCTGCTGACCCTCTCCCCGGACGGTAAGAAGCTGGTCAGGATAAGTGAAACTCTTGTGAAGGGCTTCATTGAAAAAGCTATCGAGTTCTGTGAAAAGGTAGGTGCGAGTATGTGGGGGGTGTACCCCATCCGCAATTCCTTCTTCATGTCACGCTCGGTCAGTCCGAATAACTTCATCATCGGCCAGCTCATGGGAATTAAGATCAGCGAGATTCGCTGTGACCCGGAGCTGTTCCTGAAGAGCGACTACGACCTGACCCTGAAACATATCATGCGTGACGGTAAAGCGGCCCGGTTCAATCATATCTGTTTGGATGCGAAACAGAGAACCAACCCGGGCGGTTGCGTATCGTACCGGGATGATGATAAAATGGAGAAGGCCACAACCCGGCTACTGGAGCTGCACGGCAACGCTGTACGGTTGAACCCGAAACGGAAGAACGAAGTGTTAATGAATTTGAAGGTAAAGAAATGAAGTACTATATGTCCCCCCGGTGGTCTGGTGAAATTCTGGACTGCGCTATGCCGATGACTTTTGACACTTACAGTCGATGCTCCTACAACTGTCGCTACTGCTTCGGTATCTTCCAGAAGGCCTCCCGGAAGTCTTCCGGGCGTGGCACATTCAAGGAACCGCTGACCTGTCAGCCTGTCCAGCATGTGAATGTAGACGCAATTCAAAAGCTGTTCACACTGCAAACCAACTCGCAATTCAACGGGTATATCCGGGCCGGGCTGACTATGCAGTGGGGCGGGCTGACTGACCCGTTCTGTAACTTCGAGAAGAAGCACGGGATCACACTGAAACTGATGGAGTTCTTCAAGAGCATCAACTACCCCCTCCGATTCAGCACTAAAGCCACATGGTGGCTGGACGACCCCCGGTATACTGACCTGATCAGGGGCCAGAAGAACTGGGTGTTCATGTTTTCGATAATTAATTTGGACCCAAAAGTAGCGGCGAAAGTGGAGGCTGGAGTGCCGAGCCCGCAGGAGCGGCTGGAAGCTATAAGGAAAATAGCGGAGCTCGATTGCGCCGGGGCGGTTCTCCGGTTGCGCCCGTTTATAATCGGTATGAGTGACACCAACGGGGATCACATTAAATTGATTGAGCAGGCTGCCGGGGCCGGGGCCTCTGCCGTCAGCACGGAGTTCTTCTGTCTGGAACAGCGGAGTAATGAAACGGTTAAAAAAAGCTACCAGATAATGGCTGACGCTCTGGGTTTTGATATTGTGGGGATGTACAAGAAGCTGTCAAAGGGTGGTGGCTACCTGCGGTTGAACCGGAATGTGAAAGCCCCCTTCATAGCTGATATGAAAGCGGCCTGTGACCGGGTCGGTTTGAAATTTCATGTAAGTGATGCACACCATAAAGAACAGGGTTGCACGGGGGCCTGCTGTGGCCTCCCTCCAGACATGCCCTACAACAAGGGTCAGTTCACAGAGGCCCTGATGATCGCAAAGGAAAACGGGGTTGTGTACTGGTCAGACATCGCCCCTGATGCGGAATTATTTAAGCACTTCCTCTGGCGAAATGCAACCGGGTTCAACACGAACAATCAGGTGAACCGGGTGAAGCGTTCAACCCAGACCATGTACGAGTATGTCAGAGCCGCCTGGAACACGCCAAACAGCCTACACAGCCCTTACAAGTACTTCGGTGGAGTTTTGCGCCCTGAAGGAATTGACGATGAGGGGAATGTTATATACAAATATGACCGGGATTTGGCACTCTAACAGGCTTTTTAGAAGATTTTTCTTCCCTCCCATCACTCTGTTTTTGTATGCCCTTGAAGCGGGCGTAATAAAACCCTTGCATAAACCCCTTTACATTGTCAGGATTAAACCCGTTAATAATGCGTTCTTTGAAGCCGCTTTTGTCATCACAAAAAGGAGTCGAAAATGACGATCCAAAACACAAGCCGGGCCGCAGAAATTAAGGCCGAAATTTCTCAGCTCAAAAAATTTGCCGCTGAAGCCGAAAGGGATATGAAGCTGGCAACCGGGGCCGGGTACGATGAAGAGGCCTGCGAAAGTCACGAATCACTGATGGCCTACCGTGAAGAAATCCGTGACCTGAAAATTGAACTGAAGAAGCTTCACTCATAACATTTTACCAGGACAGTAACATACAAAAAAAAGCCCCCCTACCGGGGGGGGGGCTTGAAAGGAGTCGAAAATGAAGTCGAAAAAAAGTGCTACCAAGAAGACCGCTGTCAAGCACACCAAACCCAACCTGAAGGACGCTAAGGCAGCAGTACAAGCAGCAGTTGACTATGTTGACAGTAGTAAGAAGAAACCCGTTACCAATTCAAAGGAGTCGAAAATGAAGAACCTGAAAGCCGGAACAGTCGTCACAGAAGCCTTTAATCAGGACAAGCTGGAAGTCGAAGTTGGCCCCGCTACTCTGCTCAGGAGAGGCGACAAAACACGGGATACCGATAGCGGTGAAAACTGGGTAGTTCATTTTGAAGTGGATTTCCCTGAACTGGAAGTTGAGCGTCTGGTAGGAAAGCCCGGGGCCTTTGACTTTCTGGTCGAAGATCGCCAGAAGAGCCGCAGGGGCAAGGAGCGGAGCCCGGTCACTGTCACCGAGCAGCCTGACGGAAATATGTTGGTTTCCTGCAAAGCCCCGAACCGGGCTGCCAAGCGCAGGTTCCCGAAAGCCTTTAAGTATGAGCGGGTGGAAGGTGGCGTTCTGTGTCACATGACAAAGGCCTCCGCTGACAAGGCTACCCCGGTCAAGAAGGCCGCAAAAAAGGCCCCGGCCAAGAAGACCACCAAGAAGGCCGTCACCGCCCCGAAGAAAGGGAAAGTAACCAAGGCCCCGAAGGGTAAATCCAAGCCCGTCAAGGCCGCAAAAGCCGACAAAAAAGCGAAGGCTAAGAAATAACCGAAACCCGGTCAAGCCCCCCCCCCCCGGTAGGGGGGCTTTTTTTTGTATGTTACTGTCCTGAACTATATTTGTCATTCATAAAGGAGTCGGTCATGGCGAAAACAATCTCCAGTTCACAGTACGGCCTCGTGGTAAACGGGGCGGTTGTATTTAAGGGCAGCCTGTATGCTGCAAAAAAGGTTCGGAAACAGAAGGGTGGAATCCTGATAAATTCCCCCCGGGCTCTGGTAGGTGACAAGTACCCCGGGCCCGCTGCTGCCAGAGTATAAGTCGAAAAGCCCCTTCGGGGGCTTCCGGGCCGGGTTGGCCGCCCCCCGTTGATAAGACAGGCCGCATAACATTTCACAAAGGAGTCCGAGATGAGAACCAAACTGTATGACCCGTTCCTGCCAGTAAGAGTAGAGAAGCTGTTACTGCCCGGTGGGGTGGAGTCGAGCCGGAGCTGTGTCATTGTAGACACAGAAGACGGTAACCAACTGGAAGCTGGCTACATTACCAGCGGCTACGAACTGGTTCCGAACCATCAGGTAGTCGAAGTCGCCAAGCAGATTATGGAGTCAACTAATCTGGGGAACACGGAACCGCTCAGGTTAATGTTTGACGGCAAGAAGTTCAGGGCCTCCTACGCTCTGAACGAGGAGTACGGGATAACCGATGTCCCGGATGTAGGTGATATTATTCCCACTCTGGATTTGGTGAACTCCTATGACGGGAGTACCCGCTTCGGGTTCCAGATCAACGCTCAGGAGCTGGTCTGCTCTAACGGTATGATGGTTTCCCACTTCCTCGGTGACTACACCTTCCGGCATGACAACGGTAGCGGGTTCCTCCTGGACGAAGCTGGCGAACAGCTCCAGCGAATCCTTAACGGTGGGGCTTTTGATCGACTGGGTATGAAGCTGGTCAGAATGCTGGAACAGGAGTTCACAGCTTCACAGATAGCAGCTGTTCTGGTGAATATTGCTGATGTCTGCAAACTCGGTGACGCCACGATCGGGCGGGTAGTTAAGAAGCTGGAAGGGGAAACCAAGTGGGAGCTGTACCGGGCTTTCACAAATGTATTTTCACACGAACACGGGTTCGCACCAATCAGGGCGAACCGCAAGGTCAGTCGTTACTTTCTGGACGCAGCATAGGAGGAACAATGAAACGCAGAACTGTCACCAATAACCGTAACAAGGGCCGCTCACGAGGGCGGCCCGTCGTCAAGTCGGAGCCGGATCAGCAGCTCTACACGGGAATCCCCAAGAGCCTGTTCAAGAAGATGGAGAAGAACTGGAGGAAGGGCGGGTTCCCTGACCGCAGGGCCTACCTGATCACTCTGATTAAGAATGACGATTGCGCTCGTAGGCTCCGGGAATAAAAAACCCCGGAGTCGAAGCCGGGGTAAAGGAGTCGAGAATGATAACCGAAGTTAATCGTTCCCAACGCACTCAATATCTTAATCCTTCGCCCCTTGTCAAGTTAAAAATAGGAGAACTTAAAGTGGAACATTCGGAACGAGAGTACTACCTGAACAGGCTCTGCAAACTCGCTGAGCGTATGGGCCGAATCAAAGCGGTAGTATTCAGAATACAGGGCGAAAACAGCCTTAACAACAGGCAGGTGGACACTATAGAACACCACTGTAAATGCGCTCTGGAATTAATTGACGGAGCTTACAAAACGGAAGGAACAGAAAATGACTGACCATGCTACATCTGAACTCGTCCAGCAAGAACTTGAGAAGTACGAAGTTGGAGAAGTTGAGATCAACGAACTCCGGAAGCAAATGGAACCGCTACTGGAGCTGGACATTACGGAGGCCCCGGAATACAACCGTCTGGCTACAGGGCTCCGGGCTGTTGTAAAAGTCCGTACCGGGATTGATAAGCGCAGGAAGGAACTGAAAGCCCCTGTTCTGGAAGTGGGCCGGGCCATTGAAGCGGAAGGGAAACGCCTGACTGCTAAGGTGCTGGAGATCGAGGGGCCGCTGGCGAGGAAGAAGGCCCACTACGATGCGGAGATCGAGCGGGCAGCCCGGGAACTGGAAAACCGTCTGGAAGCTCTCCGGGGGCTCCCGGTGGCGGTACAGGGTGAAAACCTGTCAGACCTGCGGATCAGGAAGGGCCTTGTCGAAGCTGACGAGCTGGATAAGGATTACTTCGGTGATCGTTACGAAGAGGCCGTTAAGCTGAAGATCGCTGGCCTGAGTGCTATCCAGACAGCTATTGACGAAGCCGAGAAGGCTGAACAGGAGCGGTTGGATTTCGAGTTCCAGAAAGAAGAGCAGGAAGCACAGGCCAAACGGCTCCGGGAAAAGCAGGCCGAACTTGACAGGCGTGAAGCCGAACAGAACCAGCGTGAAGAAACACTGAAGCTCGGGGAGGAGACTGTTGGGGTGGCGGCTGAGGCCCCGGCTCCGGAGACAGCTTCGGATAATACCACCTTTGTGCCGGAGGCCGGGCGGGTGGCAACCAACCCGGACTTCCTGAGCTGGGTAAGCCAGTATCTTATTCATAATTACCCGGATGTTTACGATGAAGTCACGGACGCTCACCTGCATTCCACAGGGCTTGACGCTCCCGAAGAATGGCAGGTGTTATAATGGCCGGGCAACGAAAGGCTAAGAAGCCCCCGACAAAAATCGTGAACAAACCACCGACTCACGCTGAACCACTGGAGGGCTTGCTCGCCAAGAAGCATCAGGTGTTATCCCGGCTGGTTGTCGAAAAGAACGGCTACAACGATCACTCCGGCTACTGGTTCGTTCAGGCAGATGACATTCTGGCGAGCCTGAAGGATCTACTTGCTGATCTTGGTCTGGTTGTGAAAACCGACTGCCTGACTATGGAGACTGAAACCATTCAAACAACTTCCGGGAAGCCTGCGGCCCGGGTCACGGTTATGATGAAGTACACCCTGACAGATATTGAGTCTGGTGATTACGAGGAATCGACAGCCCCGGGTCAGGGGAACGATACTGGTGACAAGGCTCTATACAAAGCCCTGACCGGGGCGTACAAGTATTGGGCTATCCAAACTTTCCAAATTGCTGGTGATTCGATGGACGCTGAAGGGGGGGCTCAGGTGGCAGTGGCCCGGCCCCTGACGGACGCTGACCGGGAAGTCGCTGTGAAGCGGGCGATTATGAACGCAGTCTATCTCGGTGGATGGCAGAAAGGAACACCCGAAGCGAAGGAAGAGATGGAAGGGGCTATGCACAGGCTCTGCGATAAGTTCAATATCGGTGACCTGAAAATGGCAGCCCCTGAGCAGCATGACGCTCTGATATTGGCAACAAGGGCCCCGGGCTTTATTCCGGCCCCGCCAGCGACCGATAAGGCGACAAAAGCGGCCCCCGGGGGTGAAGGGGTTGAAGTGCCAACTATGACGGTAGAGCAGGAGAAGGCTTTTCAAAAGTCCTACAGGAAGCAGATCGCAGAAACATTCAGCGACCTTACCCCTGCGGCCCGGAAGAAGAAAGCCGCTGAACTCGTGACCTACCTGATGGAAACCATGAACCTTTCAACCATTTCGGAAATCAGGCAGAACGAAATCACGGACGCTGAAAACCATGTGTTGAAATGGATTCGTGATAACAAACCCGCTGAACCGGAACAGGCTGAAGAGGAAGCTGCCGAGGAGGTTCCCGGTGGACACCCGGACGATAACGCAAAGCCCGCTCCACTTGAACCGATCACCGAAGAGTCGCTCGAGAAGTTGCGTAACATGAACCGGGCGGTTCTGGCTACCCTGTTACCTGACGACCGCACCGAAGCGTTATTCAAAAAGAACGCAGGAGCTATCGCTCGCTACATCTGTCTGGGCCTGCACATTAAAACCATCCCGGACATGCAGGAAAGCGACCTGCCGGAAGCTCAACGGCTTGCAGCCGAGTGGGCCAAGAAGTTCCCGAAAGGTGTGAAATGAACTACCGAACCATAAAAGCAAGAGGGTTCTGGAGGGACCCTTGGCTGCTAGGTCAACCCTTTCTGGTGAAGGGGTTTTACAACTACCTGTTCACAGGGCCGCTGGCGAATAATGCTGGCTTGTTTGAATGGTCGCCTATGGAAATCCGCATGGACACAGCCTTGCCAGATAGCCAGATTGATAAGGCTATGGGTATACTCGAGGAGGCCCACAAGGTTGTTGTCAGCGGAGCTTGGGTGTGGGTTGTAAACTTCATAAAGCACCAGTCATCCACCAGCCCTATGATCCTGAAGTCATTAGGGAAGTCCCTGTCGGAATGTTCTGACGACTGGCTGATCGGGCAAGTGCTTGACCACTACAGTCACTTAGCTATACCCTATGAACACCCTATTGATAGGGCAGCTACACCCCCCGTTAAATATAAAAAGAAACTTAAAGTGAAAGGTAAACCTGAATTGAAAAAGAAGCTGCTCGCCCAGCGAGCGGACTATGTTGTCGATCAGTATTGTAAACTGCTACCTGATTTACCGCAACCCCGCTCGATCGAAGGGAAGCGGAAAGATAAACTGTACACGATGCTTCAGAAACACCCGGACGAATGGTTTGTGGAGCTGTTCACTGAAGCCAGTAAGCAGGCGTTCCTGTTTGGTATCAACGATAGGGGCTGGAAAGCCACCTTCGACTTTTTCCTGCGGCCTGACAAGGCCCTGTTGGTGCTGGAAGGGAGTTACAACAATCAGGTGAAGTCTGGCGACAGGCGAATTGATGAACCGATAACGGGGGCCCCTGAAACCCCGCCTGACCGTGAATCACAAGAAGAATTACAACAGAAGCGAAAGGATTAACCATGAAAGGAATTGATGCGGAACGGAACCGCAATCAGAGAATCCGTTTACTGCCACCCAGTGAAGCGGGGCCGGAGGAGGTTATTGACCTGTTGGCCCGTTATGACACCCAACTCGATTCACTCACAGCTATGTGCATGGCGTTAGAAGTGTCGGGAGCGCAAGTGGCTGTAAAAGCCCGTAACAACACCCCGGACGGGGCCTTGTTCAGGAGTGAACTTAAAACCCCCACTGATTGGCTGGACAATAAAATCCTGTATTCCGCTGGCGACCTGGAATCAGGTGCTTACCGTTACTCGTTGATTGTCGTCACGCCACAGAACCAACGGGTTGCGCTTGACCTGTTTACCAGCGACAGGAGGCTGTGATGCCAGCGAAAACCTACTCCGTGCCACTGGTTGACCAGATCGGGGAGCCCGGAGAAGTCGGATCGATAGTCGCATTCTGTCTGGATCACCCGTTGGCAGTATTCGCTATCCTGTACCGGACAATGGTGTTGCAGAGTGAGCAGATGGTGGACGGCCTGACACCGACAACGGTAGCTGACAATTTCACGAACTACATTACCGTACTGAACGACTTTAAGAAGTACATACACAGGTCAACGAAAGGAGGTGAACACTGGAACCCCGCACTCATGCGGCAGATCGAAGATTTTATTTACCAGTACTACCGGGAACAAATCCCGGCCGAGTTAAGAGCGAAGCATCAGGGTATGCTGCTTCCAAATTCACTGTTGAAAAGTTGAAAGGAATCGAACATGACGAAGGACACTGACGAAAAGAAAACGGCCCCGGCAAAAAAAGAGTTGCCGAAGAAGCAGGCGGGACAATGGCAGGATCTCGTTACCAAGCTGAAGGGCGCAGCCGCCATGACTACCACTACTGGCTGGCAGGACATGTACACCAATCTGGTAGGTATGCGTGACATGGCAAAGTCTGCTCTACTGTCAGACGAGAAGATGCCGGAAGTAATCGCTCACCAGACCGCTATACGGGTAATTGAGGGTGTTATTGAAAGCCTGACGGAACCCTACCGGGTCATGAAGGATTTGAAAATGACCGAACCGCTGTTCCATCAGCAGGCCCTCCCGAAGGTCGTCTTCAACTACGATACCGGGTTGCTGAAAGTGACAATCGGTAAAAAGTAAACCACACAGGGGTTCCCGGGTAGCACCGGGGCCCCGTTACAAAGGAGTCGAAAATGAAAAATTCTGTGAAAGCAGCCATAGCTCTTGTGTTGAAAACCGCACTGGAGTTGAACGGCCCGGGGTTCCATGTGTTCTTCAGTTACTCCGGCCATGTGGACAACTACGATATCCGGGTTTACCCTAACGGCTGGAGCGGGGTAGATGATCCGCCCCCGCTACGGGTTTACCTCTGGCAAAATCAGAGCGTTACAAACGACAGCAACGGGATCAGGTTGTGCCAGAAAACTGTCAGGGGGTTGCGGGAGTTATACAGTAAACACCATGCGAAGGGGGCCGCAGAATGACACCACGACATGAATCTGCTGCCGACCTGGAGCATGAAGCCCGGGTCAGGCTAAAAGTCGGGGAGGCCTACAACACTCAACTGATGGCCCTACCGATTAGTTACAAGCTGGATTACCTGATGATCGAGAACAACGAGGCGGGCACACCCGCTGCATGGCTGGAGGTGAAGGCCCGAAAAATGGAATGGGGGCAATACCCCACTATCGTCTTGTCCCTGAGTAAGTGGCTCGCTGCTAAGGAGCTGTCGCTGGAGACAGGGCTCCCGTTCATATTTGCTATACTCGATGCCCGGGGGAAAATCTACCAGTTCAAGAGATCCTCTGACGACTTCTTCCGGGGCCCGGCTGCTAATCCTGTCACCGGGAAGCACGCCAGACTGGAGTTTGCATACGGGGGTCGCACCAGAAACACCCGTGACCGGAACGACATTGAACCTATCGTGTTCATCCCGGCCGAGTGGTTCACGGAATTGGAGGTAACGATATGAAACCGAAAATGAATCGTAGTAAAACGAAGCAGTCAACCCGGGGCCGATGGGTGCAGGAGACTGCCAGAACCAACATGACCCGGGCGATAGCGTTTCCCACCCGGGGGAGCTTGTTCGAGAAAACTGTGGCACAATTCGGTGTCGGGAGGGAAGCGTGAAGCCGCTACGCAAGACGAAGGTTACCCGGGTGGAGGTCGAGAACCAGATCGCTAAGGAGCTCGGCTGGCGGTGGACCCCCACGATGCGGCACGGGTTCAAGGCCCAGCTCTGGGATAAACTGGTAGACGCCCGGGTTGCCCTGATTAATGACAAGATCGACATACGCCGTGCGGTAGCCAACTATGTCCGGAGCGAAGGGTGCTCCTGCTGCGAGGGCCATAATCACGATAAGCACGGGAACACACTCGGTAAAGTGTTACAAGCTGAGAAGTACACGGACGGTTCCGGGTACGATTTATACCAATATGCAACGAAGCGGAAACCCCGCTGAACAACAAAGGAGTCGAACAATGAGATCAACCGATCCAACGAAAAGCCATGTAGGAATGATGACCTGTTTCTTCTGTGGTGAATCAAAAGGCATCCTGCTTCACAAAAGGCTGCGACAGGTACTTCCCCGGGAGGCCTGTTACGATCACGAGCCCTGTGATAAGTGCCGGGGGTACATGGAACAGGGGGTAATTATTGTCTCCACGAAAGACGGTGAAGAGGGCAGCGACAACCCGTACAGAACCGGGGGCTGGTGGGTTGTTACCGAAGAGGGTGTCCGGGGGTTTACAGGGCCCGGGGAGCTGCTGGATAGTATACTGGAAAAGCGGTTCGCTTTCATGCCGGATTCAGTATGCGACCAGATTGGTTTACCGAGAGAGGCGGTGAACAATGGGTAAAGTAACGCTTACGCAGTTCGTACACCCGCACGGGCGTCAGAAGCTGGTTGAAACCGAGCTACCTGATGAAGTGTGCGAAATGGCAAAGACACAGGTTCTTTCCTGTGAACAGATGCCACACGATGAAACCAGAGTCGTCCTGTATTCCCATCCGGTGGACTGGAACGAAGATGAGGACGAGGAGGAATTAATGTTCGCAGAGAATAACGCTGGCGACAATTCGCCTGCTAATGTTCTGGAGAAGCTGATACGGCTGGTCGATAGTAAATGTGCCACAAAAGAAGGGGGCGATAATGTTTAACCCGTACATGGAAACCTTAGAACAGGGGCCGCAGGGGCCGCAACCCTTTGTTCAGATCAAGAAATCGGTTCTTATCAACCGTAAAAGAGCCCGGGCCCGGAAGCGTAAAAAGTTCGGGGGCCGCACTTGGAAAGCCCGTCATGGCCGAAGGAGGTGGTAGCGTGAGCGTTACAGATCAACCAAAAGGTAACTGGAAAATGGTGTGGGGGGTTGTCCGTCCAGATGGAAGTGTTCACGAAGGTCTTTTTGGAGAAGACCCTGTTATAGTGTGGGGAATGTTTGTTCACTGGTGTACGAAGCGTGAAGCCGATGCATTAAAATCTAAAGGTTACTCCTGTGAACCAGTGTGGCTCTATACAGAACCAGCAGGAGAAGCAAAACCGGACTTTGTGACACGAAATCAGGTTGAAGCTCTGAAGAAGCAACTCCTGGAATCCATCGACCAGTCGCTCTGCTACTTGGACACTGTGGCACGAATTGAGGAAGAGTTCTCGTTTCTGCTGGAGGTGAGAAATGAAACACCCGAATAATATCAGCACAGCAACCTACCTACACAGGCTGGAGGTCGTGAAGTACAGCCGGACAGGAAAGCCGTACACTTTTGTCGGCTGGCTTGGACGGGTGAATGTGAACGGTGTCCCCCGGTCTGTTGTGAGGAGTGCCCGGAAGTACGGGGAACCGGTTGCCTATCTGGACTGTCTGTTACAGGTGCTGGAGTGGTTGATGGAAGTGTACCCGGTGGAACTGGTTAAGAAAAAGGAGTGGGAGCTGCTGGTTGCCGCCCCGGAAGGAGTCGAATTATGAAAGCTAAACAGGTTTCAGTAGCCGAGCGGTTACTGTTGCAGCGTGATAAACTGGAGGCCGGATTAAAGCGGGGGTTCATCTACGGGTTCTCACTTCAAAACCTACCCAGCGATCAGTCCGCTGCTGCTGGTATTGACGGTCACGAATATATGGACCAAGCCAGAGACAAGGTTTACTATAGAGCCTCAGCACAACTAAAGAACCACGCCCGGACACTGATCGCCCGGATCGACCGGAAGCTGGAAGAGCTCGGGGTGGAACCACCGAAAGGAGTCGGAAAATGAAGTTGGTAATTAACAAAGGGGTGCGAGAGGAATTAAAAGCTATGTTCGATGCTACCGAACGCTGGTGTGAACTGGGGCGGCGAATCAATAGTGCGCCGGACGTCGGCTCCGGTAGGGTAACTGTCGACTTATTGGACGAATACCAAGAGGCCCGGAGGTTAATCAGCAATCACGCTTGCCGTATGATAGCTCACGCAACCAAGGGGGAGCGGTTCAGCCACATGGTCGGAGATAGGTACGGAGGGGTATCATGAATTACTACATAACCTTTGGGCAGTCGCATGTCCACAAACTGAACGGCTGGACGCTGGACAAGGACATTGTTCTTGTGATACAAGCTGCCACCTTCGATCAAGCAGCAGAGCTTGTCAACAACCTGTTCGACCTGCAATATTCCCGGCTGTACAGCGAAGACAAATGGAAAGAGGTTGACCCTGACGAATGGCTACGGCTGTACCCCCGGGGCTACCACTATCTTCACGATCATAAAAGTTCGCTGGAAGTAAGGCCAGTTGTGAAAGGTGTGACCGTGTTCTCTAGTTCTGCTGAATTACCCCCCCCTCCGTGCGTGTGGAAGTTCAATAGTGCTGATATGTACTGGGTATCCGAATGCGGAATGGCTTTTGTTTTCGACAACGACACCAACCCGCTTGCAAACGGGTTCCGTTACTGCCCGTCCTGTGGTAAACGATTGGAGGAACACCATGTCTAAATACCAGAAGTACCCGGCCCGAAGGGCTGTCAGTTTTCTCGGGGGCGGGTTCGCTCTCGGGGCCCTGTTCCTTGAACTGGTCACCACCCGGATCAGCCTGACACTCCCGGACGCTATCGTAATGGCTGGCGCTATGCTTGCGGCTGCCCTGCTGTTTGTGGGGGGGCGATCATGAAACCCTGCCCGCTGTGCGGAAGTCAGTTCCCGGAGGAATACAGGAGCGCAACCTGCCCGAGATGTAACGGTGACGAGGACTATGTGAAAACTGTGTCTGACCTGGAGCTGGCAGCTACTCTGTCCAGCCTTGAACGGTCAGGCGAATGTGGGAACACCCAGAGAAAGGAGGGCAGCCGATGAACAACAGGTTCGGGAACGGTTCTGGTCAACCCCCCGGGTCTTGACACTATTGGAAGGTGGTGAAGTGGCGGGTCGTCCTGTGGCGGCTCGCTGCTTCCCTGTAAATAAAGGAGAATAGCCAATGGTCAAAAATAAAGACGATAACGGGCCGCTGGTGCTATCGGAAGTGCCACCCTACCCCGTGCCACCAAAACAGGTTCCAAAGCCTGTGACCGATGCGCCTGCCCGACCCAGCGGGCCGGAAGGGGAAACTTGCGGCAGCTGCGATTACTATACCCGGGTGCATTACCATAATAAAATCTGGCGAAAGTGTCACCTGATTCGTAAAAGATGGACGCACGGCAGGGGAACAGACATCCGAAAAAAGGATCCAGCGTGTTACAACTGGAAAAAGCGTGTTGGCGAGATCAGAACACTATATGCCTGATAACAAACGACTTGACTATACCCTATAGATAGGGTATATATACCCCCCGTTGAATTAGAATAGAAAAAGGAATAGAAAGGTGAACTGGAATTAAAATAAAAAAAGAGGTCAACTCATGCACCCACTCCTGCAAGATCAGTACAAATCCACAACCGAACGCAAGTATGCAGAACGACTGGAAATCTTGAAACGGGCCGGGGAGATCGTGGACTACCGATACGAAGGTGTCAAGTTCAAACTCGGGAACGGGGCCGTGTACACACCCGACTTCCTTGTCGTGTTCGATGACCACTTTGAAATCCATGAAGTGAAAGGCCGATGGATGGAAGCTGCCCGGGTCAGGATCAAAGTAGCCGCTACTCAGTACCAGTGGTTCAAATTCATAGCAATCCAGTTGAAACGGGGAGAGTGGATCATTGAAACCTTTACACCCTGATAAAGAAACCACTTGACAATCTGGATTTCCTGCCACTATCATTCTCCAGACGAGCATCAGTCATTAACGGCGTACAGATGTGGCAAAGTCCAAATACACCCCCAACCGAATTACAAAAATCCTTCACGCTATATCTGAATCCGGCAAGGATAAGGACGGAATTAAAGCCGGAGGGATACACGCAGACACCTTCTATGAGTGGCTCAAGATACACCCCGAATTTCCCGAAGCTGTCGCTCACGCGAAAGAGGTCTTTGCTGCAAAGGCTTACAGGACTGACCCGGAGCTACACCTTAAAGCTGTTGCAGGATTGCGGAAGCTGGTGGAAGGGTATGAAGAGACGCACAGCTCTATTACTGAAGTCACCGACCACAAGGGTAAACTTAAAACCAAGATCAAAAAGGCAGGCAAGTGGAGACGGCCCCCTAACCGTTCAGCAATCGAGTTCCTGCTGGCCCACCGCCCCGAGCTGGAAGACGCACTTCCAGAGACTGTTGATTTTGAGTTTGATGTCATCCCTCCTGATGATAGCGGCCCCGATGAAAGTTAGAGCGCACATACCAGTGTTTGCAGATCAGCAGAAGTACCTGAGCAGTACAGCCCGCTACACTGGCATATTTGCAGGCTACGGGTTTGGAAAGACCGTCCTGCAGGTGATGAAAGCCGTGCAGCTGGCAAAGCGTTACCCCCGGCTCATGGGTGCTATCTACGAGCCCACCTACACGATTGTGGACGATACCCTGATCCCTGCGATAGAGGAGTTCTGCACAAAATACCGGGTGCGGTATATTATCCGGGGTGGTGGCAGTCCGTTCTGGTATCTACCTGAATGGGGTGTGAAGGTGCTGTTACGGACGATGAAGAACCCGGGCCAGATCGTAGGAGCGAACTTGGCGTGGGCCCTGATAGATGAGCTGGACATTCTGAAGTACAACGATGCGAAAACCGCTTTCCGTAATGTCTGTAATCGTGTCCGTAAGTCGAAGGAGTCACCAGTAGGTGTAGCGACAACCCCGGAAGGCTTCGGCTTCTGTTACAGCATGTGGGGAGATGGCCAGAACAAATCGGACGCTTACTACGCTATCCATGCTGACGCCCGGCAGAACATATACCTGCCACCGAACTACTTCACCGACCGCCTACACAATTATTCTAAGGCGATGATAGATGCTTATGTCCGGGGCATCTTTACAAACCTGACCGGGGGCAGGCCGTACTACGCTTACGAGCGTAAGGTCAACTCGGCTGTGCCACAGTTGTACAACCCCCGGCTCCCGATAGAGTTCAGCTTTGACTTTAATGTGAACCCGATGTCAGCCACCATATCGCAGTCCGAGGGCAATATCCTCCGGGGTATCGGTGAAGCTATTATCCCCGGCTCGAACACGGACGAGATGTGCGAGGAGCTGTGCAGGCGTTACAGCACCCATCAGCAGCTTGTCTACCTGTACGGTGACTCTTCCGGCCAGAACCTACACTCCAGCTCCCGGGGCTGGACAGATCACTTAATCATCCTGGAATGGATGGAGCGGGCCTTCCCGAATAAGGTGGTCAACTGCTTTGCGGCAGCGAACCCGTTCAGGCGTGACCGTTATCAGGCTGTCAACGGTAAGTGGTGTAACCACGAAGGGGAAGTGACAGCATACACTGACCCGAGCATGACGCAGCTGAATCATGAAATGGAGACACTCGGCTACAAGCCTGACACTGGAATAATAGACGATCTCGGGGGGAAGGTGGGTCATGTTAGTGACGCATGGGGCTATCGTGTGATGGCCGACTGGCCCGTTATCAAATCAATAACAGCGAGTAATTGACATGGATATTTACCCGAAGAATGCAGCGACTATGGTAAAGCTCCTAGCGATTGAAGCCCGGATGAAGTCTGAGCAGGAGCGCAAGGATATAGCAGCATGGCGGCAGAAGCACTACACGGCCAACAAGACACAGATTCTGGAAATCCTGAATGAAGCTCTGAAAGAGTTCAGTGTTAAAGACCGGGCGAAGATGCAGAAAATGTTTCTGACCCTGTTGCGCAAGATTATTCGCCGCTCTTCAATGGTGCTGAAGAAACCGCCTGAACGGAAGATCCTGAACAGTAAAGGTGAAGTGAATGAAGTCGCTACGGAAGAGTACAAAGCTATCACCCGGTTCAGCAACATGAACGCTGCCACGAAGAGCGCCCTGTATCTGGCGAAGCTTCATAACACAATACTGACCCGGCCCTTTGTCCGGGGGAAGCAGTTGAAGTACTTGAACCTGACACCGGATGTATGCGGGGTGGTCGAGAACGCTGAGGACTACTTGGTAGCTGACGCTGTGTACTACGATGTAATGGCTTTCAACACTGAGGGTATACAGATATTGAAGCGGGTTGTCTGGACGGCTGAACAGCACTATTCACTGATCGGAACAGACGGCAAAAAAGAAGAGAATGACCTGAACGATGCGAACCCGTATGGCGATTTAATCTTTGCCACGCTCCGGCTCTGCGAGGACAGTAAGACCTTCTGGGGAACCGGGGCCGATGATCTGGTAATGTCTATCGAGAGCCTCATGGCAATGGTGGTCAACCTGATCGAAGTTATTCTCATGCAGGGTAACGACATCGGTTACGCTGTCAACATGCAGCTTACACAGCCGCACGGGGCCGACAAAGAGAAGAAGAAGCTGGTACTCGGTCTGCGCAGGTTCTTCTCCCGTGACGGTGTCGGTTCGCATGAAGCTGACCCAAAGATCGGTTACGCTTCACCGAGCCCGGAGATAGAAGAGATGCGGCTCACTATCGACTGGCTGATCGGTCTGGCTGCTGCAACGAAGGGACTACCCCGTGACTCTTTCGGTGATCAGGATGCAAAGGTTGAAAGCGGTATCGCAAAGGTGGTTGAGTCGTCAGAGATGCTTGAAGACAGGGAAGACGATGAAGGGATTATCCGCATTTACGAACAGGAGCTGTACGAAAAGACCGCTCTGGTAGCTAACAAGGAGTTGGGAACACACCTACCTCCTGACGGTATTATGTCGCTGGACTTCACCGAGCCGGAAGTGTACGAGAGCGCAACCGATCGTACAGTACGGTTGGCATTCGAGTTCGAGCATAACCTGAGCAACCCGATTAAAGAAATAATGAACGGGAACCCGGACTTAACAGAGGGCGAGGCCCGGGAAGAGTACGAAAAGAACCGGGAGATGAACGATGAATTTCTGGCTGGAGTAGAACATGGAAAAGCTATATCATCAACATTACGAAAAGATGAACCGGGTACGCCAGCAGAGCCGGGAGTCGATACAGAAGCTTGATCTACCTACCCCGCTCTCCCTGTTACGGGGTTCTAAGCGGGGCCAGAACCTGAAAGCCTTGAAGCTGACAGTTGACAGAGCGGCCCGGGCGCAAATGGCAAAAGCAACCGCCGAGGGAATCAGGTTCGCTGGTAAAGTGACTGAAGAGTACAACCGAGAGGGATAGTGTGGCACGAAGCCGGATCAAGATTAAATACCCTGATGTAGACCTTCGCAAGGAGATGCACGACTGCGGTGAGGCCCTGAAGGCCAAGATGAAGCAGCGTATGCGGCAAGGCATGGGTATGGATCAGGCCCCGGCAAAACCAAAAGCCAGCGGTAAAGGAACCCGAATGATACGCACCGGAGCATTCCTGGCGAACGCTATCAACTTCCGGGCTAGTAAGCTCGGCCTGCGGATTTATGTGAAGAACACCAGACACCCGAGCAGCGAGTCGGCTACCTACGAAGATATAGGCGCATGGAACCAGAAAGGCCACGATGACCAGTCGAAACGCATTCCGAATGCGAGTCGGCATTTTGGCATTACCAAGTTCGATGAAGACTACTGGTTAGAGAAGCTCCTGAAGTCTGGAATCAAACAGATCGACAAGAAATTAAGTTTCAGTGGACAAATACGGATTGACATGTGAGTAGGTTAGAGCAGCGAATTAAGTTGACACTGTCAGCTCTTGGGCACGATATTGACGAAGTTCTTTACGCTCTTGAATATCAGATAGCAGAAATGCAAATGGGCGGGATGAGTGAAGCAGCCATAGCAGCGCACTTTGCAACACCCGAAGCCGTAGCGTCCTTCCGCAACAGGCTTGTCAACGACCTGAACAGGCGGTTGTCTACCACCCTGAACCAGCTCGCTACTAACGCCTACCTTGACGAGACTGACGGGCTCGCAGAGGATTGGGAGTGGGTGAAGGAGCCGACTGCTGTAAATTGTGATACATGCAAGGGTAATAACGGTAGGGTGCAGACGATGAAGGAATGGCAGCACGAAGGGCCCCCGGGAGCAGGTGCTACAATCTGTGACGGTGGTTGACGCTGCTTTCTGAAGCCAGTTGGCTCATAACAGGAGGACGGAATGCCGAAGACTTACACGGGGATCAATATTGAAGCTGTCGGTAAAGGTAAGACCGGGGGCTTTGTAGTTTACACCAACTACGAAGAGCAGAAGGACGGGCGGGATTACCCGAATCACGGACGGGATGAAGCTATGTTCTCTGACCGGGAATCAATGCTGGAGCATGTCGAGAAGGAATCCAAAAGGATAGAGAAATAAAAAGCCGGAGCGCCCGGCCCGCCCCTGTGGGGGTTGTAAAGTTCCGCAGCCGTTTCGTAAACGATAAAACGCTGTTCTAAAAAGAGGGGTTATCATGTTGAAATTCTGGCGCGAGCAAATGGTTCCGATGTATCACGAAGAAGACGGTGGTGGCACTGGTAGCGAAGCCGATCCCCCGGTAGTGGAGACACCCGAGGAAGAGGAAGAAACTCCCAAGAAGAAGTCAGCGGTACAAATTCGTATCGACAAACTGACCAAGACTATCACCGATCTCCGGACGCAGAACACCGACCTGTTGAAAGCTGACAAGGAGCGGGCCGACAAGAAGCTGGCCGATGAGAAGAACTTCAAGAAGCTGTACGAGCAGGGTGAGGATCGGATCAAGGTACTGGAGGCTGACCTTGCGAAAGCTACCGAGTACCAGACCAAAGAGTTCGCGAAAAAGCAGGAACGCTGGACGAAGGTGAAAGCAGGAATCCCTGAAACTCACCACGAACTGTTTGACATGGAAACCGATGATGATGTCGCCGTCATAGCCAACCTGGACGAGTATGACAAGATGGTACGGCTTAAAGTGCTTACGGGTTCTGGTTCAGGCCCCGCTGGTGCTTCCACCGAGACCACTACTACTGATGCGGCTGACGACGAAGTGGACGAACACAGCCCGCTCGTTAACCAGATCGAGCGGGAGGCAAAAGATTTAGAATAAGGAGAACAATCGTGGCACATGTCAATCTTACAGCCGCTCAGTGGGCAATCCGTGCGGAAGACACGGCCATTAAGGGGCTGGTATCGAATGTCGAGAAAGAAGTTCCGATCTTCAAGGACTGCCTGTTCCGGGTTCTGAAGCGCAAGAACTACCTCGACTACAAGCGGGTCAATACCGCTCCCACCAGCACATTCCGTGCGCATGGTGACGGTGTGGCACAGAGCTACTCTGTTGCTGCCAATGTGAAAACCTATGTCAAGATTCTGGAGTCCTACCCGGCTGTAGACTCGGCAGAGGAAGAGTGGGCTGAAACGCTCAGTGATGAGTGTCAGCTCCAGATCAACGCTCACTCTGCAAAGTTCGAGTCCGAATGCCTCTACGGGCCTTCCACTGAAGGTTTTGACGGTGTGGATACGCTGATCGCTGACGATGGTGAAGCGAACTTCTTTGACGGTGGCGAGGACACTGTCGGGGCCGACCATACCAATATCTTCTTCCTGAGCTGGGGCCCCAAAAAGGCACAGGGCCTCATCGGCCCCAACGGCCTCCTGAAGGCTGGCAAGCTGGCGAAGAGCCTGATCGCTGGCGCAACGGGCCCCTACGAGGCGTACTACAAAAAGGTCGGCATGTACCCCGGTCTGGCTGTATTCATCGACAAGGCGATGGCCCAGTACGGTAACCTGTGGGCAACTGGCAGCGACCACCGTCCGACTCTGGCTATGCTGGACGAGATCATCCTGTATCTGGCCCCCGGTAACAAGTGCGCCTACATGAGTGACGCAAGTCTGCTCTGGATCAAGGCCCTGCTCGTGACCGCTGGTTATGATACCGGAAAGGGCAGCAACAACGCTGGCGTCTGGGATCAGTCCTACAACAACTGCAAGCTGTACAACACTCCGCAGGTAGTCAATACCTCGGCTCTGAAGACAGCTGCTTAACCCTGTATAACAGGAGTGGGGGTCCCTCGTACAACGCAGCCGGGGGGCTCCCTTTATTGCTTATGTTGGGAAAGAATGGTGGAGTCCTGTATCACAATCCTAAGACGGGCCATATTGTAGAGGCTACCACTCCAGAGATGCTCCGTGATATGCGAACCCGGCACGGCTTTGTGAAAACCACTCCACGCAATTTCAACAAACGGAAGGACAACCGAAATGAGTAAACGCAAACCTGTGATCGAAGTCGCAGGCAAAACTGAAACTGCAACCGGGAAACCCGCAGTAGACGGCCCGGGCGTAGAGCTGACGGATGTGAATGTGGAAACACCCCCGGAAGTGGAAGCCGTTATAGAAGAAACCGCTCCTGACAAAAGGACGGAACAGCAGAAGATCATCGATGATCAGAAAGCGGCCAGCGACAAGCGAGTGAAAAAGGCTCAGCTTGTGCCACATATCCATCATGGAGTCGGTACGGTTCTTCAGAACCCGGACACAGGCCAGACACTGGAAACCGACTGGCAGAGTGAGATCAAGAGCCTCCTGGCTAACGGCTGGAAGGTTATCGAAGTCCACCCGCAGAAGAAACCCGAACCCGGGGCCCCTGTAGTGTAGCGAGGTAACTATGGCGCTTATATCAATTATCCTGTTCGGCAATATCACAGTACTGTACCCCACTTACGCCAGTGACGGGATTTCAACAGGTGATATTACCGCATTCATAGCAGCCGCTTTTACAACTATCCAGAACCGCCTACAGGAAAAAGGGCAAGACCCTGACCTGATCCTTGAGGACTCTTCCGTTAATTTCAAGCGGGCGCATATCGCTATGACCTTACACCTGATTTACACTTCCCTGATTGTATCACAAGGCGACCTGTGGGATGTGAAAGCGGGCGACCAGCGGGATATTTACGAGCAGGCAATTACCCGTGTTCAGTACCGCTTAGATGAAGATGAGGACGGTGTTGATGACGGGACCACTGTCCAGACTGGAGTGATAGAGGTGACTCGATGAGCGTGAACCCTCTCACTACTATCATAGCCCGGAATGTAACTGTCCTTGAGAATGCAGGGTTTACCCGGCATTACAACCCTGTGTCGATGGACACTCGGGGTGCGATTAACCTTGACAAGTCTTTCAATATCTACATGGGAGAACTGTTCGGTGATCCTGACTCACCTGCTGGCCCCGGTAATGTGCCACGCTACAAGTTTGTCGAATTAATCATTCCAGTAGTCATGGTCACTAAGCGGCTGAATACAGAGTTGGACTCTTTGGCTGTTGAATTGGACGAAGTACTGGACAACCTTTCCAATCACACTGTAGGAACCTTTCCTACGGAACACATGCAGATCGTAGCCCCTGTTTCAATCAGCGAAGGTGAGCCGATAGGAGCTAACGCTATGAAATACACAATCAAAATCCAACACCATTATCGAAGGGAGGACGCATGAGTCCTTTATTCAAAAAGCGGGCTTACATAGCAGCGCAACTGGAAGCCACCTACCAGACGGAAGCGGCATGGACGGACACTGATTTTATTCAGGTCACCGATCTAAGTATTGAGCCGCTCAGTAAGTCTGAACGGCTGGAAGTCAACCAGCAGAGTTACTCGCAGGGCGAAACCATTGTGACACAACTCAGCCATAAGGCAACCTTCAAGGTTCCGCTCTGGGCGCAAGACCAGACGGCCTCTGAACAGGCTGTGCCACGATACTTCAACCTGCTGAAAGCCTGTGCCACAGCACTTACAACCGGAGGGGTCGGGTCAGAGTATACTTCTGCTGCCCCGAATACTCCCGTTGCTATGGCTGCTAACACGGCTGTCGGACTGAAGATCATGGAGTCTGAGCTGCTAATGTCTTACATGGCAGGCTGCTACGGAACATTCAAGATCGTCCTGGAGTACGGTAAAATTCCCATGATCGAGTTCGAGTTCTACGGCCTGTATGAAGCTCCCGAACTGTATTCCAACCCGGTCACTCCTGACCCTTGGGATATCGAAGTTCAGACCGTCCACCCGTGGAGGAATGTGTACTGTGCTATCAGGTTCGGCTCTGGTTCAGCAGTTCTGGACTATGTGTTACACAAGGTCGAGATAGACCTCAAGACCAAGGTAGTAGAGCGGCCTGACGCTACAGCAGAGTACGCTCTGGCTGGTTACCTGATCGCAGGGCGTGAACCTACTGCTACACTCAGTTTCGAGAAGCGGTCACTGGCTGCAGAATCGGCTACCGAGTTCATGATCGGTAACGAGATGTGCGAGTTCCGTACTACATTCGGTGACCCGTCCGAAGCAGCCACTTACGCTACCTCCCGGGGCCAGCTCGAGTTCCCGTCCGGGTACTCTGGTACTGGTTCCGAAGCGACCAGCGGGGGCAAGATCGTTTCCGTTAAGGACGGGGATGTGAACGGCATTGTTACCACTGACCTGACGCTCGATCTGGGCGGAAGTGACGACGAGTTCCTGCTGAAGGTACTCAGGGAAGCATCTTAACCAATAACCCACAGGAGGACACCGTGGAGTTAAAAAAAATCGTATCGGGTGGTGTGCCGTTTCATGTGAGACGGCTCAACCGCTTTGTTCACAGGAGCATTGTTTCAGAGTTTGCTAACGAGGACGGCAGCGTCAGCAACCCGGCAGAGCTGTGTATGGCAATATCGGCCTACGGCATCGTTCAGATGAACGGAAAGGACTGTACCGTGAAAACAGTTCGGGGAATGGTGGAATGCACAAGGATGTCACCGGAGGCGATTCTGGAGATGTCGGAGTGCGATCCGCCTGTAGACACGAATGACCTTGCGGTCAAGATCGTCAAATTCTCTGGACTGACGGCCGACTCAAAAAAAGCATAGAGGTAGCGATTTGGCTACAGCTCCACCCTGACGAATTTAAATGCTCCGACTGTACCGACCGGGAGAAGTACCACAGGGGATGCACCAGCGACATAGACCATAAGCGTGACCCTTGGGCTTTGGATTTTGAACTGGACGGAGTGAAAGTGGACCGCTGCCCTGTCACACTTGTCAACGAAGACGATATGCCACTGGCCGTACTGTCGATTGATATTGCAGACGGCCTAATGGCCCTGTCGTTAGCAGATTACAACTCGCTATCAGAAGCCGAGCTCGCCGCACTCCGTATCGCCCGCAACGAACTTGCGAAACTTACGAGGCCAAAAAAATGAGCCGGAAGCTAGAAGGCATCCTCGGCCTATCCGACCAAACGAAATCCACCCTTAAAGGGTTCGAGAACAATGTCAACCGGATGGGCGACAAGGTCATTTCGGTAGGCAAGAAAGCCGGAGTCGCTCTGGCTGCCTTGGGTGTTACCGCTGTTGTTGTTGGTTCCAATTACGAACAGTCAATGGCTAATGTTCAGGCAGTCACTAACTCCACCGATAAGGAGATGGCTGCCCTTTCTGCTTCTGCCCGGGAGATGGGCCGCTCGACAAAATTCTCAGCCAGTGAGGCCGGAGACGCTTTTTATGCGCTTGGCTCTGCTGGCATGTCAGCACAGGAATCTATCGCAGCAATCCCGGGCGTCCTGGCATTAGCAGCAGCAGAAGGAGCCGGGCTATCAGAGTCTACCGAAGCTGTTGTAGCCGCTATGTCCATGTTCCAGATGGATGCCGAAGAGTCGGCTCGGGTTGCCAACCTGTTCGCCGCTGGAGTGTCGGCAGGCCTCCAGAAGCTGCCTGACCTCCAAGAGGCCATGAAGAACACTGGTAAAGCTGCCAACCAAGTAAACATCCCCATTGAAATGACGGTTGCCCTGATAACCGAGTTTGCTAATCTTGGCGAGAAGGGTGGTATCGCTGGAACCCACATCCAGCAGGCCCTTTTAAAGCTGATTAAGCCGACAGGTATACTGGCAGAGACCCTCGGTGACGCTAACCTTGCGAACACAGAATTTATCGACCTGCTGGAGATGCTGGAAGAGAGGGGCTACACGGCCCAGACAGCCATGCAAGACCTCGGGGCCCGGGGTATGGGGCTGTCTACTATCCTTCAGATCGGCTCGAAGTCAATCCGGGAAATGACAGAGGATTTAACCGGAACCGAGACCGCTTCACGGAAAGCCTCTACGGAGATGGACACCCTCCGGGGTGACCTGCTGGAAGCGAAAGCGGCTGCCGAAGATGTCGGGATCGCATTCTTTGAAGCTATCGGGCCAGACCTGCGACAGTTGGTTGACGATATAACTGAGGACATTGGGGAGTTCGGCAGTTACATAATCGACAACAAGGACGATATCGCAGCAGCTGCTAAAGCCTCCTACGGGGCCCTGAAGGAAGGGGCGGAATGGCTAATCGACCACAAGGGGGCTATAGCTGCTGTAATTACAGTAATGTTCGGGGCTGCTACGGTCACTAAGATGTGGAGCATGGTGACGGCACTCAAGGCAATGGGGGCTTCAAGCGCATTCAAATTCCTTGCAACGCTCGGACCGACAGGCTGGCTGGCAGCCGCTGGAATAGGGGCTTCCGCTCTGGCAGTCAAAGAGTTCAATGACAGGTACAAGGAGTTGCTGGACACCGGGAAGGGAACAACATTTGATGAGATTGTTGGCCCGATGCTGCCAGAAGGGGAAACCGATATTGTCATTACGATCACCCCGGAATTGAATCCTGACTTCGACTGGGAAAAAATATATGCTGACCAAGCCGCAGCAGCGGAAGCGTCCGGCCAGACTGATCGGCAAGTATTTGAAAGGCGTCTATTAACAGAGGCTGACTACCTCGGTCAACGGTCAGAGCTGGTACAGCAAGCAGATTACGCGCTTACGGCCATGATGGAAGAGCAGCAAGCAGAGCGAACCCGGACGGAGGTGGAGGCCCGGGTGGCTTCTATGGACTCCACTGTTCAGTACTACGCAGCCCTTGAGGTAATCAGGGCAGAAGCACAACAGGCTACTTTAGATCAGACTTACATGTTCTGGGATGCCATGAACGCAGCTACCTCCACAGGTTCAAGCGTGGTCTTGAACACCCAGATAACGGGCGATAAGAAGTGGCTGAAAGTCCGTGACGCATTCCTTGGGAGTGCCCTGCAGAGTGTTACAAAGTTCGTAATGAACACTGTCAAACAGCTGGTCTTGGAGTCTGTCGGGGCACAAGCTGTCGCTGCTGCTGTAGTGGCAACGGAAACCACGAAGCAGACGGGCCAGACAGCCGCTAAAGCTGTTGGGGTGTCCTCTCGGGTTGCCCTAGACGCTACTGAAAGCGCATCTGCTGTCGGTGCTGCCAGCATACAATCCGTTTCAATGGCTGCCAAGGTTGCGAACTTCTACGCAGGCCTCGGCCCCTTCGGAATCCCCTTGGCGATAGCTACGATAGCGGGCTTTGTGGCACTGATTAAAGGGGTAGTCGGCAACTTCGCATACGCAGGCGAAGTCACGGGCGGGTACGGTGACCGGAAGGACAATGTACCAGCCATGCTGTCCCGGGGGGAGCATGTAATCTCCGCTCCTGCTGCCCGAGCAATAGGTCACGGGCGGCTGGATGATATGGACAGAACTGGTAGTATTGATAGCGGTAGTGCAGGCGGGGCGATGATGGTTAAGCCTGAAATAAATATCTACCCTCCCATGAGTGTTACAGAGCAATTCGCTGTTATGATGCAAGAGTACTTTGAATCCGGGCTCGGGCAGGATGCTATCGAAGACCTGTTCCGGCACATGGTTTTACAGGGTAAATTTCAAGGGGTGTTCTAATGGCGTGTCGTCTATATAGCTCAGTCGGGCCGACACAGGTTGATTTCAGTATCCACAAAGAAATCGGCGGTGACCGGGATAACAACCAGATCAACTCCGAGTCGGAAGCTGGCGATATTGAAAGTTTGGAATTTGGTCATGCTTCTGAATGGATTATGATAAGGGGGATCAATATAACCGCTTCGTTACTGGCTGATGTGAAGAGCTTTCTGACCGATTTCAAAGGTAGTACCTTCTCGTACTACGAGATACAGGGTGTATCATCCGCTGTGACTGTACGCTGGTTGGAGACGAAATTCCGTTGGATGAAACACCATCATGACAACTACACTTTCAGGTTAAAGTTGCGGGTTGAAAAAACATGAGCAGGACGATACCCTCCAATATTACTACAGGGCTGGCAAACGGGGACGAGCCTGTTTTACTGGTCGATCTACTAACGAAGTCCGGCACTCACTACCGCTGGTCAACACTACCCACAAGTGACTTCACCTCATGGGCTGGCAATACTTATATCAGTAAGGTTGTGAAGTCATCTCCCATGAAAATAGTCAACGATATAACTAAAGAGGCGGGCTGCGGGCGGTTGGGTAGCTTTACTTTTGAAGTACAGAATGCTAATTATAATTCCACTACCTCGCTCTGGGATTACATGAAGAGCGAAGAGGACTACCCCTCTGGTGCTATCGTTACTGCCTACCTGATCACTAATACTGGAACCGGGCTGGACGAAGATGACGCTTTAGAAGTATTCAAGGGGGCTGTCACAAAGCCAACCCAGAACCTGAAGACAGTTAAATTCATGTGTGCCGACATTTCTGACGATGCGCATTTGCCAATCCCGCAGACGGGCATTACTGAAGAGAATTACCCTAATGCTTATGACCACCCCGCAAAGAACATAGATAATGCATTCGTACCCATCTCACTTGGGGCTGCTGGTGACGGGTATTTCCTTGCATTCATGACCGACTCTCGCCCCGGGACCGACAGGCTGTTCAGGATTGATACCGACAGATGCCTCGGCGGAGGGAGTGTCTACCTGTACGACAGGAACGGCTTCCGTGAGCTCGATCACACTTGGGGTAGCAACGAAGCAACCGGAGATATAGATTCTGACGCACTCTCTGAAACATTCCTAATTACAATCACACCGACAGATGTAACGGTCGATGGAACCCTCTGGACGGAGAACTCTGGATCTGACGAAGAGGAAACTATTGACGGTTCGGAATCAACCTACTGTCAGGAAACTGTTGACTGGATTACGCTGGATGAAGCGTTCATTTACTGGACAGGGTTCGACGAGGACGAGTCGTGGTTCAAACTGGTAAAGTCGTTCCTGAAAGCCAAAATCATTTTGGCGTACAACAAGCACTACGGGCAGCAGCTTGAGTTCCTTGACGCTGACGGGGAGCCTATCTCCATCGACCTTATAGCTGACGGGGAAACCGACCTTACCTCTTCTGAAGAGGTTTTGCTTACGCTCGGGGGTGGCGAAACAGGTTCTCCGATTACACCGGAGTCGCTGTTCCAAAAGCTGACATTCCGGGCGGAAATGCCCGGTATTGGTATTAGTTTAGTGGTGAAATTCTACGAGCTGGTAGAGTTGTCGTTCCTGTACGAGATATTCTATGGCGAAACAGACTTCCTGTGTGATGCTGGCGGTAGGGAGTTCTATACAACATGGAACAGCCGCAAAACAGCTACCAACGGGATCGTATCATTTGCTGAAGCTGTGGAGGGCATCCTGCGCCACGAGTTAGGGCTGGCGACAGCCGACATTGACGATGCCACTTTTGACGCTGCCAACACTGCCCTGAACAGCTGGACGGGCAAGGCTTACAATGACTCAACCTTCAAGGTGTTTGGGCAGCAGCAGGCGCAGGAGAACAGTAGGGATGTGATCAAGAAACTGTGTGAGGAGTCCGGGCTGACCTACGGGGCAGACTATGCGGGTAGTCACACGCTCCACATGATCGAGAACGAATCCACAGCCGATTACACTATCACTGAAAGCGAAATTAAGAAGGGTTCGTTTAAGACTTGGGCTTCAGGCACACGGGAAATTTATAACGACTTCGTTCTGAACTTCGACAAGAACCAATTAACGGGGGCTTACCAGCAGACAATCACAATAAGCAAGGATTCCGGGATCGCCAGCGGAAGTAACCGCTGGTACTTGCAGAAACGGTGTACGGACTCTTTTGATAGATACGGGATTATCCGGCAGAAAACTATTAACTGCGATTGGATAACCAGTGAGGGAACAGCGTGGAAGGTGATCGACTGGTACTGTTACTTTTACTGCTTCATCCGGGAGTTCTGCTCTTTTGATGCTACCCTGCTCGGGCTACTGAAAGCCGAGACTATGGATATAGTGAATATAAAACACACGCTGACCGAACTGACCACTGGCATTAAGCATATTATTTATGAAGTCAGCAATTCGGTTACAAAAAAGAAGTTGACCACTTCCCTAAAGGGAATGTATATAGAGACAATGGGAACCCGCTATGATGGGCCACCCACATAAA